AGCCACCATATCTTTAGATAAAATAGCTGCATAACATGATTCTTAATCATAATAATTTAGGAGTCTCCAATTCCACGGGTGTGGAACGACTTGTGGCGTCACCACAAGACTCCAAAGATCTACCATGTACTGTTACAGTATATGATAGAACTTGTGCTCTAATGCGTGGTCTAGATTTAATATTAGACCATCATTGCTGTCCTGCTGGACTTAGAGCAGATTGTGTAACACAGTTACACGATCATCTTGATACTTCATCTGCTGAGGATGTGTGGGTAAAACGTGTTAAATTCGTTTTAGCCTACCCTTTAGCAAAGTACCTTCGACAATCTGAACTACCTAAGGAAGCTGATATACCATTTATTTGGCGTAATGGCCCTTTTACTAGGTGGTTCGGGAACAGACTGAGGTCCCATAATCGGACTAATACTCATCTGTTCTATAGCTGGTTTCAGGCAAAGAGATCCTGTTTACCCTGTTCTGATGAACATATAAGTCAAACCTTTGATGAACATAATATCCGTCTGACCGCCCGCGATGACGGGGATGTTAACATCATCGATGCTATCTTTCGAGATGCAACGTTTGAGTATGTTCTCACGATAATCAAGAATAATATCACTAAATCTTATAAAGAGAGTTCCATCTTCCAAATGGCTCCCTCCACCTCGGCATGTTTTACTAACATGCGAAGCGAGAATGGACAGTATGGTTATATTCGTGACTATCTTAAGTACGATTATATTACTGATGCCTTTGATACAGAACTTATCTCCATGGGGTTTATTCCTTGTGGTTATAACGGGCGTACAAAGAATTGGAATGTAGTATTTGAAAATCGTAGCTATAATTCTCATGGGAAGTTAGTTGATACTCGTAAAGTTTTATCTTCTGTTGCGAAGCATATTATCAACTCTCCCAATCTCTCCTGTCAAATACAGGCAGTGATAGAGCCACTGAAAGTTCGTGTCATTTCGAAGGGTGACGCTCTACCCTATTATCTCATGCATCCCTTACAGAAGGCTATGCATGATTCGATGAGAAGTATGAACTGTTTTCGTCTCATCGGACAACCATTCTCCGCGACTATGCTTTATGATCTTGCGTTGAGAGCTGAGGACTACTTTAAATGGTTTTCTGTTGATTATTCTGCTGCGACAGATGGTCTCTCTTGGCAGTACACTAAACAGATATTAGGTTATCTAATTAGTGGTTTACCTGCCGATGAGCGCAGGATTGCTATGGCAGTCTTGGGACCTCATAAACTTTATTACCCTAATGGGAGTGATAGAGTTTTTCGTGGAATACAACAAAGTGGTCAGCTGATGGGTTCTATCCTTTCCTTTCCTATTCTCTGTTTGGCTAATCTTGGGGTATATTGCCTTAATACGCAATATTTCCAATCGGAATGGTCACATGAAGATAGGTTAAAGCATGTACTCGTAAATGGGGATGATATGCTTTATTGTGCTCCTGAGAATTATTGGGAGACACATAAGGACATCAGTTCTAAGGTTGGACTTAAGATGAGCCCTGGAAAAGCTTATGTTCACTCATCTTATATTAACATCAACAGTGTATCTTGTGAATACGATCTCACCCGAATTAAAACTAAACAGCGTTTTAATTCCCTTTATGGAAATCGGAATGAACTATATGGAAAAGGACAAGTATCGCCTTGGCGAATCGATTTCTTAAATGTAGGTTTATTCTTTGGAAACCATAAGGTTATGGGTGGTGATCAGGATACATTTTCGTTTCAACATCATAATGGTATTATGGTGGACGGTCATGTTGGTGATAAAGGGGAAAATTTGCTATTACCGAACCTTAATACGGTCTTAGAGGGTTCGCGACCTGGTAGACAGGCAGAACTCCTTAATAGCTTCTTCGTTAAGCATTCAAAACAGTTGCTTTATGATACTGTTTATGAGGTTAACGGCTTAAAGTATACTCGTAACATCTTCATGCCACTTGAATATGGTGGTTTTGGTATATCTCCTCCTTTAAATTGGAGATATCGTAAGACTTCTTTTCAACGACGTTTAGCGATCCATCTGATTCATTCGATGGATGGAAAGAAGTGTCCTGTTGATTCCGTTCTAAAGGGGTATCCTCTTATTGAGAATAAAGGATTATCTTCTGTTGCTTTCCGGATAACAGGTAATGAAGAGTTAAATCGCTTAGAGTATACTCTCTCTCTTAGTAAAATATTTAATAGAATGTTTACCTTAGGGATAAATTCTAAGGATGAGAGGATTTATAAGAAGTGTCCATATGGGCTAAGAACGTATTCTGATTCGGAATATAGGACTTCTTGTTCTAAGTATCGAGAACCAAGTCTTGCTAGAATGTTCTATGATGATATGACATTCCGTGACTTATCTGACCTTTTGGAGTAATTTTCTTACTTGGTTCAGGACCTAATTATGTCGTTAAACTAATTCTAAACGGTGTTACATCGAGAATCCACGGTTTTCGTGGTATCGCACTTCTAAGTAGGGACGTTTCAAAACGTTTTTACAGTGTGGCTCTATGGTAGACATGTTTAGATGGGGTTTATAACCTTTACAAGCCAAAACGGTGACTCCTGGGTCTTTCTGGTGTCTTAATATTTCCGTGCTAAATTCAGTGAGAACTGATAAATGCCGAACGACTGCAACGGCTTTAATATTCTTAATCGAATTACCCGATTGATTGGATCTTTGAGGAACATAGTTTCATCATCTGATATGGTTTTAGGATCTGTTAGTAATGTTAATTTTAGTTTCAACAGTAAGATCGATCTTTCTCGTTGAGCCTTCAGGGTATTCTGGGAACTTATTGAAAGATAAGTGGATAAGAGTTTGGCGTATTCGTGAGTGGCAGTGCCGTCTCATATAGCTGTCTTTACCAGTCCATGCCTAAGAGGGTATTATTGAATATTTGTTATAGATGTACAGTCTCTCCCTGATTCAGAGGGATCCCATACATGAATCAATCAAGTAAGAAAGCTTCGAAGCCAGCTCAAAAGGCTTCCAATAATAAGAATAGATCTTTCAAGCAGAGATCTAATCGCACAAAGAATCGAAATCCTATTCAGAAAGCTCCGCCTCTTTCTAATAATTCTGAATTAGGCGATGGTGTACTCTCTTCAGTTCCTACGGCTTTTAGTAGGACCTTGAGGACAGGATCCCCTATGATGATCACGCAAAGAAATGGTGATTGTCGGATAGTCCATCGTGAGTATGTTCAAGATGTTGTTGCTAGTACTGGTTCTCCCAGCATCTTTTCTAACATAACTCTTCCTATCAACCCAGGTCAAATAGCTTCTTTTCCATGGCTGTCTGGTGTTGCGATTCGTTTTGAATCTTATCGATTCAATCGCCTCAAGTTTGACTATGAAACTGAGGCTCCCTCAAGTCTGGGTGGTACTCTCGTTCTAGCTGTTGACTATGACGCTAGTGATAGTGCTGCTCTAACTAAACAGGCTGCTATGGCTTGGAGGGGATCTGTGCGTTCAGCTCCATGGAGACCTTGTTGTCATACTTCTGCTATGGAAGATCTCAATAAGCAAAAGTCGTATTTCGTTAGGCCAGGACTCCTTCCTGTCTCAGCTGATATTAAGACCTATGATGTAGGTAATCTTAATATTATTAGTCAGAATGTCACAACCGCAAGTTCTACTTTAGGTGAACTTTACGTTGACTATGACATCCTTTTGATGACCCCCGTTTATGAACAATCATCATCGACTTCAGGATCAATCTCTATGACTGCTCCGACTACTGCTGCCCCGTTTCTCAATGGGATATCCTTAGGCTCTATTCAGCTAAGTACTCAGGCAGCAACTCCTACTGTTCTTAATGTTAACGGTCTCACTATAGGTCAGGAGTATGTAGTTCTTTATGCTGAGAATAGTGGTGGGGCGATTGCGACTTGGGGCACTCCGGTGGGATGGACTTTAAAGACAGCGCTCTCTAATGGAGCTACTTGGGGTGCTGTCGAGACATATACAGCTACATCAACATCTGCCAGTATCACTATGACCTTAGCTGGTGCTCCAGGTGTTGGTGTCCTTTGTGTTGTGTCTCAAATCCCGATTTCCGCTTTATAAGTTTGTTCTTATTATTGACCGGTTTGTATAGTTTACGATAAAACTATAGATGCATTATTTCATGCATTTCTATAAACTCTTTATAAACGAGAGATAGGTACTTAACGCCACATTTCTGTGGGGGCCACCGCGACGATCTTGTCGAGTGGAGCCCTAATCCATAAAATAGACCAAGTTAATTATTAATAACCTCATTTCATACAGGGACGTTTCAAAACGTTTTTGAGTGTATGAGGGTACTATCCGTCACTGTAGAAGAGCG